CAGCTTCGGTGGCTTTAAGCCTAATTCCGCCACGAGAATAACAAAACATTGCACACATATCTGTGTAGAAATCGGCATAACTACTAGGATTCTCTGCAGTGAATTTAACGTGAGGAGCACAGAACGGTAAGAAATATTGTTGATCGGTAAAACCAGGAGTAACAGCTGTATTAAATGCACGCGCTACAGGGAAAAACTTTCTAGATAAAGCACGCAAAGACATAATACGTTCACCGATACAATTCGTAGCTGGATCTAAAGTGGCTTGGTGAAGCTTCATAGAGCCTAAACCCGCCTGTAATTGCACAGGAATTTCGTCCATATACTGGTGCGGAATCATATGTGGTACGGCAAATTCCATGTCTTCTCCACCCCAGTACTCCATCAAAATAGTACACGCAGGTGAAACTGTAGACGGATGAACTAAAGGATCTACGACTCTAAGCTCTATAACACCGTAAAGTGGCGAGTGACTAACATCAGTCGTTAAATACTGATCAGGAGAGATAAATGGAACACAGAATTCATATTCAGTAAGATCTGTTATATCCACAATGTCTCTATACACATACGGCTGTACTCCTGAAGTTAATGCCGCAGGTACTAAACCATTGTTGGTGGGTGTAAAAATAATAGCTATTCTGCCTGTATGAAATTCCGTTTTAACAAACTTTAATCGAAACCATATGGATCCTCTCCATTTAGAAAAGTGCATAGCCATGAATTGCATAGGAGAAGGACATTGTTGAACGACTGGTAAAGCGATAGAATGTACAGTGTTTGTGGGATAAAGGCCGACGTTGAATCTGGATATTAAGTCATCATAATTCAAACTATCTAACCAGTCAACCGATCTGAACCATGTACTACGACTAACAAAATGAGCAATTGCCATTTCGTCATGAATATCTGGTGATAAGCCTGGTAATTTTTCCACTTCTGCACTAGTTGAAAAACCTAAAGGAAGTGATTGATCATATTTGTCAACATTAGTGGCATACGCATACACTGCATTACGGACACGCGTCACAGGTCCGACGTTGGAAGGAGCTGAGAAACCAAAGATTTTAGCTACTGAAGTAACTATATCAGCTGCCCAGCTAACTCCTGTCATGTATGAACCTATAAATGGAACTACATTAAGTACCCCAGCAGCTTGCGATATCTTAGTAGAGACTGAGGAAACAGGGCCCAACGTGGCCGAGCTTTTTTCTTTTTCACTATCAGATTTATCAGTCCTCTTAGATATAGTTTTA